AGTTGATAAACTAATTTTCCTAATTTTTATTTATATTCTCAGGCTTCTTCGCGCTTCTGAATTGCCTGTTCGACAACTGCCAGGAGCTTATCATCCATATCAGTCTTAGTTAGTTTGACTGCCTTACCAAGAATAACTAGGCAGATCTCTACTAGCTTCTCACCAAGTTCCTCATCGTCGGGAAGTTTGGCAACAGCGTCAGAAATAATTTTTGATGCTAGGGGTAGTAAAAAAGCGAGCATGATTTGATCCTCAAATGAGCTCTACTATTTATTTCTCCCACTCATCCAAAATGTCTGTCAACTTTGACAAGAACTGTTTGAAGGTTAGTAGCGTGCCAGATCTATGATCACGGCGTGCTTTTTGTACGCCACCCTCAAATGATTCTTTCTTGTTCTTATGCTTCCAAGCAGTAGCATAAGCGATACCTTCTTTATCTTTCGGATAGTTTTTCTTTATGTGCTTGACCATCCTCTCGTACTTTTTTCCAGGAGGTGCTACCTCCTTTACTAGATCTGGATGTGGAGCGTAGAGGGGACCTTGGTAGTTGCCAGCAAATACAGACTCATTGGTAGGTTTAGTAACCATACCCTTTTCACCATCACGAATAGTTGGCATGACTTCTACATTGCCACTCTTCTTTTTCTTTTTTCCTTTGGGTTCTTTTTTGTCGCAACCACACTCCTCTCGGAATTGTTTAAATGATTTCATTTTTTCTTCGACATACCAATAATCTTGGAGACTTTCTTACGACGCATGTGAAGATACTTGTCAGAACCATCTACATCACCATCGTTGTCGATGTCCTTGTCCTTACGATCAGCGTGCTTACCTTTGAGTTCCTTGTGGTTTACAGGATCAAGCTTCTTCTCTGCTAGTTCTTCACCATCATGGGTTAGTTCGTCGCCTGCCTTGACACAGTTGTCAACGGTCTTACCACCCTTCTTCTTAGTACCAGCAAGTTTATATCCTTTCCAACATGCCTTACCGTCTAGACCCTTTGCTTTCTCGATGACATAAGTCTCGCCATCGATCTCATACTCTTCACGCTCTAGAACTTCAGTCTCTTCTTTCTTGACTGCTTTTGCCTTTTTTTCTTTCTTTGTGGTATCTTCAATCTCAGCACCGTGAGACTGAGGAGACATTCCTTTATATGCTGCTTCAGAAATAGAAGTGTTCTGGAAGCAGTCACCTCCCATCCACTTACCATAAGCTTCCATCAACCCTGACGAAAACTCATCTGTGCTGTTGACGTTATTAACTGGCTTCTGATACTTCATCGTTTAATAAGGAGGTTCTTCTCGTATTATTTATAGATCTAATGTTCTTAATCCACTCACGGAACATATTTCCTTCTTCAGAAATGACAATAGCATAGTTACCACCCACTCTATGGATGTGTCCTTTGTCTCCTGTACGTGATGACATGATAGCATCACCTTCTTTGAAGACTTCTGTGTGTCTCTGTTGTTGACGCAGTGCTTCTTCTCGTAGTTTTTTAAAATCTTTCATTTGAAATTCTTAGGGAGGTTTGCCACAATCTCATTCATCAGAGAGCGACAATCACTATCATTTAATGCTCTAGGAATACCTTTCCTGAATGTTTCAAAGTCACCAGCAAATGCTGCGCGTCTCATCTTTGTTCCAGAAATAGCAAAAGTGTCTCCGTCAGCATCTCTGCTTCCAGAAGACTTAATCTCGATTTTTCTAAACGAAAAATCTTTTCCGTTATATTTATGAAGGAACTGCATAGCAGAAACTCTGTCAGAACCTACAAGAAATACTACTTCATTATAACCCGCCATCATAAGATCCTGTAAGATCGCAACAGGTTGCTTAGGACCAGAATAGATTTTTCCTTTATGTTCAGGAAACATCTTTTCCATATAAAACAACTTACGATCTGGTGGTAGTGGGTTGCTACCTTTTTTATCTACAGTCTGAGAAATATAAATGCGATAGTCATGAGTACCTGCCGCTTGTTTTACACCAGCAAAGTTTTCTTTATGTCCTGTAGTTGGTGGTTGAAATCTACCAAAGGTAAAATAACAGGTATTACAGTTTAACGCCATTGCTTCTGAAGAGTGAAGTTATTGTATGCGAACTCCAAGCGGTTGACAAACTTAATCATGCTACCATCTTTATGAAGAACATATCCCTCAGGAGTTGTGACCTTATATCCTTTATCAGTCTGAACATATGTTCTAAACTCTTCTAGGTGGTCCAATTTATCTATAACCATTTGCTTGACTGCCTGTAACTCCTTATACAGAGCAATCATTGCTTTGAACTTATAGACATTATCTACAACATAATTTTGACTGTTGTAAACTAAAGCACACTTCTTTGTTCTGTTCGCAACGGTCTTAATCTTAGCAAGTTCTTTTTCCATTTTATCACCATAGAAATTCAGCAAGTCATACATTGCTTCATCTATGTTGCCAATGCTACGAGCATTCCTAATCTGATCATTGAAGAATGGTTTTAAAAAAGATGAGATATGAAACTTAGCATCACCAGTTTTACCTTGAGCACCAACCAGTTCGTCAAGAAAATCTCCACAAATTTGACACATGCGTTCAATTTTTGAAACATGCCTATCAAATTTAGACATTTCACTTCGAGAAAATCCAACACGATCCATTGGTGTATCATTATAAACTACCAAAGCATCATCAGATCCTTTTACCTTAGCTCCAGCCATTGCCTGCATCTCTGACAATATAGAACCAGTATAGTGTGTATGAAATACAACACCTATTTTTGCTCTGCTAGCTTTTTTACCAATATCGTGACTAACAGGGATGCCATAAGTAATTGTGTTTGGTCTAAATGTGTAGAGCTCTTCTCCATTAATAGTCTCCTTTTTTAGATCAGATGTAAATAATAAATCCCCCTGAACAACTCCATCAATATTCAATTCTTTGAAATACCTTAGAGAGAATTTAAGTTTCTCAGCAAGGTCTCCAGAATATAACATATCGATCTTTGCTTCTGACGAACAGATCTTTGGTTCTGTTTTATTGAAAACAGATTTAGTTCCAACAAAGAAATACCCATGCTCTGGATGTGTACCACAGATAACAGATGGTGCGCCATCCCACTTGGTTTGCATAAATCCTTGAGATTCTTGGTGTCCAAGCATCTTACGAAGTTCTTTCAAGAATGATACTGCTGCCTTACAACCCTCAACTCCATAGTTGAGCATCTCATCTTCTAAGTGTTCTAAGTGTTTGAGTTGCTTTACGTTTGCCATTAGATTTCTTTGTCTACACCACTGTCAATAGATCCAGGCCACGGCGCTACACTCATTTTCAATCCAGTCGCCAATTGTGTGCCAGAAAACTTAAATCTAATCTGAACTATTTGTTTCGTTCCTGCTTTGACTCCAATAGTATATCCATCATCTCCACCCAACTCTTCATAAGTAAGTGGTAAATTTTTCTTTACCATCGCATCAAACTTAGCGTTCGTCAATGGATCATCAACAGTTGCCTGAACTACAGATAAATTTTTATCAGATCTACCAGTAACCTTTACATACTTAGGAAGTTTATCTGTATCTAATAGTTCATCGAGAATATACATCTTCATATCAATATCACCTACTCTCTTTAATTCTTTGATAAGAAGTTCTCTACACCCGCCAAGTATTTGTTTGGTATATTTGTCTCTAGCAACTAGAAACTCAGGGTCTTTGTCAGCAATGAGTTTTTTAATTTTTACTTTATCTAAGTATTTTCCAGAATAAGGTACAGAAGTATCATTATGTGCTGCTGCTACACCTTCTTCAAGTATTTTTTGAAAGGCATTTGGTTTACCAATAAACTCTTCAATTTTTCCCATGCCTGGGTTCTTCACTGGTGCCTCTTGCGTCAAAGTTTTCAACAAAGACTTTGCAGATAATCCTAAATGTGGATCAGCATATCTAGTAGAAGTTCTAAACTCTACAAGAATATCAGTAGGATTGTTCTTGCTCTCCTCAACATATAAATGAGAGAACTTTCCAGGAAGAGTTCTATAATTAAAATCGGATCTAGCAGTCCAATATACTTTCTTGACACCAGAATATCCATGCTGAGATGCCCATTTCAAAAACTCATCCGCCATCTTTTCTGCTTGAAGAATTCTCGCTTGTAATTCCTGAGGTTTTGCTCCTAATTTTGCGCGACGATCTTCATAGACTTTCTTGTCAGCATCTCCAAGACCGCCTGTCCAGTTCTTACCATTAAGATACCAAGCACAGTGTAATTCATTAACGTCTGCGCTAATATTTTCCGCCATAAAAAAAACCTCCCGTCTAACTATTTAGAGGGGAGGTCGTATTTATACATCGTATTTTCATCAATACAGTTCTTCTTCTTTTTCAGATTCAATCACAACATCAGTTGTAGGATATGCCACACAGGTGAGAACAAATCCTGCTTCCAGTTGATCATCATCGAGGAAAGACTGGTCAGATTGATCTACAGATCCTTCGACGATTTTACCAGCACATGTAGAGCAAGCTCCAGCACGACAGGAGTAAGGAAGATCGATACCTGCTTCTTCAGCAGCATCGAGAATGTATTGGTCATCAGCACAGTCAAAAGTAGTTTCAGTGCCGTCAGGTTGGCGAATAGTTACGTTCATCGGTCGTTAGCTTTACGGTTTTCAGAAAAATAAGAATCAAAAGTGCCAGCAGGATAACGCTTGGACAACTTTTGAATGTTAGTATCTAGCACTTCTT